AAGTCTGAACCACACCGTTGATAACGACAGGAGTAGAGCCTCCACCAATGTACTCAGGGCGCTGGAGCCGCATATCGGGAGAACGAACCCCGAAATGAGAAAGGACAAGCTCGGTATAGCGAGTACCTCCACGAGCATCCCTTTCGAGCAAACGTTGAACCTGGAACGCGAGACGAATCGCATTGATGGTGGCAGCAGTTGCAGTAGACAAGTCAGCGTAGACAGCAGGGTTTTGAGCAAGACCAGAACCTTGCATGGCAATAGCCACGGCATTAGAACTGGAAGCGATCATGACCGGAGCAGAAAAGGACGTCCCGTCGGTGTTACGGAAAGTGCCGGTAGCAGTGGCGACACCATCGTTAGTACCGATACCACGCACAGGCGCCGTAGTGCCAAGAGGCAAAGTAACCGAATTGCCCTTTTGAGGCCAAGGGAGGCAAGAGGTGAAGTAATCATGACGTTTGCCACGACGACGCAACGAATAGTCCGCGACGTTATCGGGGCCGTCACCAGTAGACACAGGCGCAGAATTGATGAGGTTCTCATCACGGAACCACTCGTTGTAGATCAGGTTGTACATCCGAAGCGGAAGCACCGAATGTTTCACGGTCTTACCAGGATTGACCTGGCCAACCGTCGGCAACCCGAAATAATCGTAGATAGAGTTGACGGCATAGCCGTCAGCGGGAGAAGTGATCTGAGGAACAGCGTAAGAAATCGAATCACCGGGATTCTTCTGTTCACCCATGAGTTTTTTCCAGTTATCCCAAACCAAACGATTCGGGACGAAAAAGAAAAACGACTCGAAAGTCAGATCATCCATGAAAGGCGTGATGGGAGTAGCGAGACGAGCAATCGCATGCATAGCGCCGCGAAACTGATCGCCGGGTACAAGCTCCTCACAGTAAACCGGAACCAGAAAACCGGCATCGAACGTAGTCTTGTGAGAAAAGCGCATCCGAAAAGACGAACGAGGGACTTCAGCACGAGGTTGCATGGCGAAGTCATGAGAAGTAATTTGATCGTACAACATACTCAGGAATCCTTTAGATCACGTTTGAAAATAGAACTGCGAGCATTTGCATAAGTAGCTCGCGCACTTCTACGGGTCGGACTGTCCTCCACAATGCGCCTAGCCAAATCGCGTTCCATATTAGAACTAGCACGATGAGACATATTAAGCGCCAAATCACCTCCAATCTCCTTTAAAAGGTTTTTATAGTACCTAGGGACCGGGGCCGGGGTGCCTTGAGCAGTAATCACCCTGGCATGGGGAAATACATCGGTAAAAAAATAATCACGAAACCAAGCGCGGCCAATGCCACGACTACAAACAAGAAACTCAGGATTCGGTAAAACCAACTCCCCGGTATCAGGGTCCGAATGGAGTGGTAAAGGCGAGGCACCCACTCCTGTGACTTTTTTTGTAATGTATCGCGCCACGTAGGCGGCAGACTCGAAAGTAAGCGACCCAATAGTATGACCCATCGGGAAGGTGGACTTTTGCCAAGCCAAAGCAACAGTCTCTGAAACATAGATCGTATCTCCTTTAATTCCCTGACCATAGGGAATACGGTTATTAGAAAAATCCACACCAAACAATGCAGCGTGGAAATGCGGGCGACGCCGAAGCTCGCCGTACTCACCCGTAGCCACATAGCGAAACGGCCCCACAAGATGACGGAGCCGTTTGAAAAAAAGTTGCAGATCACGCTTGACGAGTTGCCCATGCAGAGGGAGGTTTTCATTATCGTAAGTCAACGTAAGAAAACAATTTGCCTCGTGCATCTGAGCCTCGTGCGTAATGCGAATCGCCCACTCGCGAGAGTAGGCGAGCCGGCACTCCATGCACTGACCGCAACGAGTAACGCCATGGGTCGGGTGGACCCAAGTAGCGGAACACATCAGAGACGCCAGCCACCACGCAAAGGAGAGATGGTATTGACGACGCGAGTACGACCAGCAGCACGCTCGAAGGAGCGAGCAGAGGAGTACTTAGAGACAGGAAAACGGTCCATGAGAAAACCTCCAGAAAGAGAGCCAGGGCAAGAGCGCCCTGGCAGTATTAGACAACGGAAAGAGGTCCGTTGTCATCTAGCACAGTTACATCAAGAGGTAACTGTGCTAGAAGGCGCGGGAGCAAGCTCCGCGATGGTAGCCACCATATGAGCCGGAACGAACGGCGAAATTTGGCCGGTTTCATCGTCGAAATCCGCGACGACGCGAACGTCGAAATCATCGGGATGCTGAAACACCGGAGTTTCACGCATCTGAGGATCGCGAAGCGAGGACGTAATTTGACGGATAGCATCCGTCTCAGAACGAGCGACGAAGGGAGCCATATAGACCTTGGCCTTGCGATCGTAGATCGAGAAAAGCTTGACGCGCATATCAAACCTCCAGTTCGCCAACGGTGACGCGAGCGATCAAGTCGCGGACAGAGCCAGCAGCAGACGCATAAGCATCAGCAACGAGCTTGTCTTTAGCAGCGCGCTCCGCGCGCTCATACGACTTAGCGTAAACATGGAGGGCATCGAGAATCAAAGTCTTCTCGGCAAGAGAAAGAACATAAGGCTTAGAAGTAGCCATGGAAAACTCCAAAAGTTGAGGAAAAGGAACGTGGTAGAACCACGAAAAGAAATATAACAGAAAACGCGCGAAAAAACCACGCGAAAAAGAAAAAAAAGGGAAAACCGACAAACGGTTATCAGAGAGAGACGAAGTAGGAAGGGAAAAGAAACAAGCCCCGACTAGGGGCCTGAGGACACCAGGGGGGGCACCCTGGTGAACCGGAGACGCCCGGAGGACCAGGGCGCGCCGGAATGGGTCAGCTCAGATCGAGACGCTGACATGGGGCAAAGCCCCATACCCCTTAACTAGCCGGAGAAGGGTCGGCAGCAGCCGCAGGGGGAGCCGAAGGCTTGACGCCAGGAGCAGCCAGGCCAAGAGCGATGATCTCATCGCGGTTCTTCTCGTCGGAAACGAACTCCAAAAACTTCTGAGGGTCGTTGTCAAAACGAGCACGAAGCGAAGCAGGCATTCCCATGAAGGAATCGGTAGCTTTGCGAATAGCCTCCATCGCAGAACGATAGTCAGAGACACCATTGAAATCACCATACGAAGGCAAACGCACGCCTTGAGGCAATTGACCAGTGACTTTATAACGCTCAAGAAGGACGTTGATATCAACGTCATCCTTGAATTGTTGCTGAGTAAGCGAAGCGTCGAGACACTCCAGATCAGAACCGCGGAAAGGCTCAGAGTAAGCGTGTTTGAATTCCATTAGTTACCTCCACGACGCAGGCCAGAGATAGCCCGCAAAATATCGAAAATAGGACGAAGTTGCCCGGCCTCACGGCCGAGGTTATCAAAAGACTTCGCAGCGGAAAGGTCGAGCTTGTTAAGCTCGGCAACAGACATTTTCAGAATCTCATCAGCACGAATACGAAATTGCTCCCAGGGGAGATTAGCGGTTTCGGCTTCGATCTTAGAAATCTGAGAACGAATATGGTTGCCAACCTCGGTAAGATTCCAACCTTGTTTCACAAGATTTTGGTATTCCTGACCAAGATTTTGGACAATAGCTTTAATTTGATGGTCGGTGGATTGAAGATTAGTAATCTCCTGAGCAATCTTACGAACAGTGGCAGCGCCAGTATCAGCAGCGGTGTTAGCTTGCTTAACAGCAGCCTCGGCCTGCATAGCGGAAGAACGGGCTTGCGACATTTGAGCGCCAACGGCGCCGGGATACACAGCCTTGGCGCCGTTAGGCACAGAAGCGGGTCCCTGTGAAATAGCGAGCATGGGATTAAGACCCGCAGCCTCCATATCCTTCATACCGCGTTGCCACGCGGAATTAGACATGCGCTCTTGAAATTCCATTTGAGCGCGGGAAGCAGAAGTCTCAAAATTCTCTGCACGGTCTTGAGCATTGTCGTCATCGAGAAAGCCACCGAGAGCACCGCCGATAGAACCACCGACAGGACCACCGAAAAAGCCACCGACAACACCACCAATAGTAGAAAGCAGGCCCATATCAGAAATGGTCGATGAGACCAGGGACGCCATACATGGGGAGAGGACGCACAGCCTGGACCTCGAAAAGAGTATCAAGCAGGAACTGTTTACCGGTGGACGAAGGAACGGCGATAACGCGATCAACGGGCGGGTTCTCCTCGATAAAGGTCTGAGCAAGGGTGGGCAGAGTATTGAACTTCTGAGCCAAATGCCAAATGTCCAACGTACCAGCAGAGGTAGACCGGAAAAGGCCAGTAATCATGGACGGGTGGTAACGCATTTCACCGAAACGCTCCTGGTAGCCGAAAACGCCATCATCGGCAGTGTCGCCAGTACAGAAAATCTCCTTATTGAGAACCGCTTGTTCGCCAAGATGAGCGAACACAGGAAAA